CCGCGTGCCCGGCGAAGCTTATGGCCGTGGCCCGATCCTGTTAACCCTGCCGACGATCAAGACGCTGAACAAGGCGATGGAGCTCATGCTCAAGGCCGCGGCTATCCAAATGCTCGGCATTTGGGGATGGCGGCCGGGCAGCGCCTTCAATCCCGACACCGCGCGCGTTGCACCGGGGCAGTTCTGGCCGATGGGGGCGACCGGCGGCGCGCTTGGCCCCGATGTTGCGCGCCTCGACACTGCCGGCGGTAAAATGGACGTCGGCCAGCTCGTCACCCAGGAATTGCGCGTGCAAGTCCAAGCAGGCCTGCATGATGAAAACCTGCCCGTCGAGGGGGGCACACCGCGCAGCGCGACCGAGATCATCGAGCGCATGAAGCGCACCGCGCAGAACTATCTCGGCGCCTTCGGGCGGCTCGTGAATGAAATTCATCCGGTCTTGGTGCGCCGGGTGATCGAGATCCTCTACGACGCCGGCATGCTGGAGACCGAAATCAACATCGACACCTTGCTCGTCAAGATCGACGTCCTGTCGCCGCTCGCGGCGTCGCTCCGCAGCCAGGCTCTCACCACCATCATCGAGTTTATCGAACTCGTGTCGGTTGTGAAGGGCGAGGAAGGGTTGGAGCTTCTCGTCAAGGTCGACGATGCCTTGCGTCATGTCGGGCTGGAGCGCGGCGTGCCGCCGCAACTCATCACGACCGAAACGGAACAAAGGGCGCTGGAGCGCCGGATCGAGAAGGCCGCGGCCCAAATGGTCGCCGCCCGACAACAGCAAGACGCCGCGCCCGCGGAAGCGGCTGCGTAAAGCCAAGGAGAAGTACGACATGCCGCCAGCCACCCGAGAAGCATCATTCGGCCCCCGCGAGGCTGTGCCCTTGGATGGGCTGTCGGCAGAGGTTGGCAACGTCAACGAGGTCCTCAAAGGTCTGTTCCCGCCTATGAACGACGAGGCCAACGAGCACGTCCTTGAGGAGCTCAAGCGCGTAGGCGCCGCCTACGCGCGTGTGTTCACCACAGACGACGGTCGCGCCGTTCTGGAACACTTGGCCGACAACACCGTGCGGCGCCCTACCTTTCAAGCGATGCCAGGCGTTCCTTTGGAGCAAATGGCCATTCTCGGCGTGCAGCGCGAAGGCTGCAACGCCCTGTTCTTTTTCATGATGCAGATGATCGCAACCGGGCGGCAGCAATCGCCGCCCCAACGAGAAGGGAGTTAGGCCATGTTCTTCGATTGGCTATTCAGACAGTTACTCGCACCAGAGGGCGAGGGCGGCGGCAGTGGCGGCGGCAGTGGCGGCGAAGGTGCCGGCGCCGGCGGCGAGGGCGGCGGCAACGAAGGGGCTGGCGAGGGCGGTAGCGCGGGCTCCTTGGCGGAGGCGGCAAAAGCCGCGACGGCGGCGCCGGAGGGCGGCGCGGGCGAGGGCGGCAGTCATGTCGACTTGCCACCTTGGGCGCCTCAAGGCTTGCCGGCGCATATGCTCGGCCAAAACGAGACGGACACGCTCGACAAGGTATTCAAAGCGTTCCAGGGCTTCCAAAAGGAGAGCTCCGAGCGCGGCGCCGTGCCTGAGGACGCGAGCGCCTATACGTTCGAGGAGAGCGAGGCAATCGCCCCGTTCGCAAAGGACTTCCAGGGCGACCCCGTCTACGAGGATCTGCAAAAGGCCGCGCAGGAGGCCGGCATTACCGACAAACAGTTCGCCAAGTTCCTGCCGCGGGTGCTGGAGGGTTGGCTTGGGATCGACGGGCTGGATCTCGCGAAACCCGTCGACTTCTCGGCCGAGGTTTTGAAGCTCGTTCCCGACACAGCCAAAGGGGCGGACGAGGCCGGACAGCGCAACGCAGCCGGCCGCCGCATCGAGGACGCGCTCGCCTGGGTCGACGGCGTCAAGGCGCAAAGCGGCTTCCACGCGGACGCCGCCCAAAACGAGGCGATCGCCGACTACCTCGTCGCGCAACTCGGCGACGACGCACGAGGCATTCAGGCCATCGAGTTCATCCGCGATCGAACGCGAAAAACCGGGCCGGCGCTCGGCGGCGAAGGGGGCGGCGGGGTTACCGACGCGGAGCTCGACGCGAGGTTGACAGACCCGCGCTATGACAGCCGCAGCCCGCAATACAACAAGGCGTTCGCGGCGGAGACCGACCGGCTCTTTCAAGAACGGTACGGCCACAAGCGCGTCGCCTGACGCGCACTTAACGCGCGTGAGGCTGCATCATCTTAGGGGCGACCGCGAGGGATGGACCCGCGGCCGCCCCTTTGTAATCGGAGCCCCAAAGCTCAGGACCAACGGCGCGGCGTGGTTATCGGCCGGAGCGGACTTCTCCAACTTTAGCGAGGTCCGTTATGAACAAGACCCTTCTGATGTTTCTCGGCCTGGCGGCACTGATTGTCGTCGGCGAGATCTTCGGCCCCGAATACGCGATCGGCGGCGCATTGCTGCTCGGCTCGATCGAGGCCCCCAATTGGTACACCGTCCAATACGACAAGCGGGTCAACCACCTTCTGCAATCCGAAGGCTTCCTGTTGCGCGGCACGACGTCGCCGCCCGTGGACGTCAAGGGTAACACTCTCCAGTTCTTCATTCTCGGCCGCGGCGAAGCGTCGGAAATGTCGCAGACCGTCGAAATGGTGCAGCCTGCCAATCTCGGCAAGGACACCATCGACGTCACGATGAAGGACTACCAGTTCGCCGAGTTCGTGCGGCACGGCGAGCCGGACCGCATCAGCGTTGAGTTCCGCACCGCCATTCAGGAAGCGGGCTCCATGGCCCTCGGGCGCAAGTTCGACCGCGTCATTTTGCAGGCCATGGACAATGAGGCCGCGAACATTGTCACGATTGGCGACGGCACCGCGGCGATCTCGCCCGTCGATTGCAGCCAGGGCAAGGCCGAGATCAACGCGCTCGGCATGATGCGGCAGAACGAGTTCTTCTTGCCGGTGCCGTCGATCGCCTGGGAGCAGCTGAACCTCTACAAGGTGTTCAACCACGCCGACTACACCGGGCCGGAGCTCACCTTTAAGAGCATGGGCGGGGCGAAGACGTGGAACAACATTCACTTCTTCCAGCTCCCCGACGAGGCGTTCACGTCGCCGGCCACGGGCCAGTTCTACACCTATCTGTGGAACAAGCGCACCGTCGGCTTTGGCTCCAACTACAACATCAAGAGCGTCATCACCTACGAGAACCTGTTCACGTCGTGGCTCTACAACTCGACGATGAGCGGCGCCGCGAAGGTGATCCAAACGCCGGGCGTGAAGCGGCTGCACATGAAGCTCAACGAGCCGCTCAAGCTCGACGACACGTTCCAGACCGAGGCGCTTGCGGCGGCCTTGACGCCGTAAAGCGTGCGGGGCGCGCTTCGGCGCGCCCCGATCTCTGTTCTCTTTCTCTCGCGGGCAGCACCAACCGGAAGCTCGCAACGCTTAGGAGGATCCTATGTTCAACGCAAAATCACTGGCCCGCCAGGGCATCGGCGCCGCAAGCGCCGAAGGTCTCTCCGGTCATTCGTCGTTTTACCTGTACCGCACCGCCGACACGCTCGCGCAAGTGCTGGCGACCGGCTACTTCAACGATGCGCGCAGTCGGCTCAAGAAAGGCGACGTCATCGACGTCGTCTTTGGCGTCGGCGGCACGCCAGCCTACGCGCGGCTCATGGCCGAGGACGTGCCGTCGTCCGGCAATGTCGTCGTGGCGGCGCAAACCGTGGCGGCCGGCCTGAGGGCGGTCGCGTTCCAGCACACCCAAGTCGCCGCCGTCGACACCGTCGATGTGCCTGGACTGTCCAATGTCGCGGTTGTCGTCGCGTCGCTCGACACAGACCCCGCCGACGACAATGTCGCGGTGAGCGCATCCATCGGCGATCAGGCCGGGGCTCCCGCTGCGGGCTCCGCACTCGTCAAGATGTGGCGGTCGGCGGACGGTGTCGACGTGACGCCCGTCGCGGCCATCGCGTTCGGCCAGACGGTCAACGTGGTCGCCTTCGGCACGCCGTAGGTTCCCTCACGAGAAGTCGCGGCGGGGGTCGGCGGTTGCATCCCCGCCGCGCATCGAGGCGCTCATGCCCGAAGTCATCGACGATCGCACCATCATCAACGACGCGTTTGCTCGCATCGGCGCCACGCCGATCTTCGCACTGGACGAAGACACGAGCCAAGCCCGCCAGGCGATCGCCATCTACTACCCGCGCCGCGATGCGCTCTTAGGTCTCTGGACGTGGAAGTTTGCTAGCCGCACTTATCAATTAACGCAGATCCCCAAGACAGCGGCAAACGGGTACAGCGCAACGAAGCTATGGGGTAACGGCTACCGGCACGCCTTCGCCCTACCGGGAAATCGTCTCGGCGAGCCGCGCAAGGTTCTGATCGACCCAAAAATGCCAGACCATCCCTTGCGGCGCTTCCTGGTCGAGGAAAGCCGGCTCTATGCCGACCGCGAGGAGCTATGGGGCGCCTTCACGGTGCGGGCGGACCCGCAGATATGGTCGCCGGCGTTCCGCCTGGCGCTGACGACGCTGGTTGCCGCGGATCTCTGCATCCCCATCACGCACGATCGGGAGCTCGCCAGGGACCTGCTTGAGAAGGGAGAGGGGCCGCCCGAGGCGGACGGCCGCGGCGGGCTGATCGGTCGCGCGATTGCCGCCGACGTCTCCGGCTCGCCCGGCCAAGCGCCGTTGCAGATG